AAAACTGACCCCCCTCACGGCTTCGGGCGTGAGTCGCAGGGCCGGGGGCAACCTCGGCCCTTGCTTTATAACCTCCAGCTTATCCGCCGAGCCTCGGAACATAACAGCGCCCCCTTGACACCCGCCCACTTCTGAGGCATGTCCAAACACTAGGCGCGCGAATTGCGCCGACAGATCACCCCCGCAGGCTTCGGCCTTCGGGCGCAAGGCCGGGGGAAACCTCGGCCTTAGCTTTTTCCCCCTTCGGCCCCGTCATCGCGACACCCTACGCAAACCCCGCAGGCGAATGAACGCGGGCCGATCCCTCACGCATCGACGCCAGGAGGCCGCAAGGTCTGGCGAAGGAGCTGACCATGCCCGGCGGGCAATCACTGGCAATCACCTATCGCCAGGTCACCGACCTGATCCCCTTCGCGCGGAACTCGCGCACACACACCGACGAACAGGTCGCGCAGATAGCGGGATCCATTCGGGAGGTTGGGTGGACCAACCCGGTCCTGATCGACGGCGAGGCGGGCATCATCGCGGGCCACGGTCGCGTTCTGGCGGCCCAGCGTTTGGGGCTGAAGGAAGTTCCGACCATCCAGCTTGACCACATGACCGAAGCCCAGCGCCGGGCCTACGTCATCGCCGACAACAAGCTGGCCCTGAACGCCGGGTGGGATAACGACCTTCTGAAGGTCGAGCTTGGCGAATTGCAGGCCCTGGACTTCGACCTTGCCCTGATAGGCTTCAATCCGTCCGAGCTTGAAATCCTGCTGGCGCCGGCAGCAACCGAGGGCTTAACCGACCCCGACGACACGCCTGAGCCGCCAGCCCAGCCGGTCAGCGTATTGGGCGACGTGTGGTTGCTCGGAGCCCATCGGATCGTGTGCGGAGACAGCACCACGGTTGAGGCGGTTGATAAGGCCCTGAACGGCGTCAAGCCGCACCTGATGGTCACCGATCCGCCCTATGGGGTGGAATACGATGCGGACTGGCGAAACAAGGCCAAACGGCCAGACGGCAGCGCTATCGGAGCCAGCGCCGTTGGTGTGGTGATCAACGACGACAAAGCCGACTGGTCCGAGGCCTGGGCGCTATTTCCCGGCGACGTGGCCTATGTCTGGCACGCGGGCAATTTGGCGCACACGGTGGCCCAAAGCCTGATTAGCAACGGCCTGCATATTCGGGCACAGATTATCTGGAACAAGTCCAGTCTCGTCATCGGGCGGGGCGATTACCATCCGAAGCACGAGCCGTGTTGGTATGCCGTCCGCAAGGGCAAGCCTGGCCACTACGACGGCGGGCGCAAGCAAACGACCGTTTGGGATATCAACAAACCTCAAAAGTCCGAGACAGGCCACAGCACCCAGAAGCCCGTCGAGTGCATGAAGCGCCCGATAGAGAACAACTCCTCGCCCGGCCAGGCGGTTTACGAGCCGTTCTCAGGCTCGGGCACCACGATCATTGCCGGCGAAATGACCGGACGCTCCGTCCACGCAATCGAGCTGAACCCGGCTTATGTCGATGTGGCCGTCATTCGCTGGCAGGAGTTCACTGGTAAGGCTGCGACCTTGGAAGGCGATGGTCGGACCTTTGCCGAACTGAAGGCCGAGCGTCATGGCTGACGCAACTCACAGGAACCCAACCCCAGAAGACTTCCCGGTCATTCTGGACGCCATCGCCAGCGGCAAGAGCCTGCGGGCAATCTGCAAGGAAATCGGCGTTCACCATAGCGCGGCCTCAAGCGCCATGCGGACAGACGATGACCTCGCCTCCCAATACGCGCGCGCACGCGAGGAGCGGGCGGACTATTACGCCGAAAGCATCCTGACCACGGCGCAGGCCACGCTGGCCGGCCGCATCAAGCCCGACGCGGCTCGGGTGGCGATTGATGCGTTCAAGTGGACGGCGTCGAAGATGTCGCCGAAGAAGTATGGAGAGCGCGTCCAGACGGAGCATTCCGGCGTTCTGGGCATCACCCGCATCGAACACGTCATCGTGGACCCCGCGCCTCGTGACGACGCTTAGGATACCGACCGGGCGGGTCTTCCTGCCCCTGCTCAAGCCCGCTCGCTACAAGGGCGCCTGGGGCGGTCGGGGATCGGGAAAGTCGCACTTCTTCGCCGCCTTGGCCGTTCGCCGATGCGTCGAAGTTCCGGGGTTCCGCATCCTCTGCGTCCGTGAGGTCCAGAAGTCGCTGCGGGACAGCGCCAAGCGGCTGATCGAGGACAAGATCGCTGAGTTCGGCGTTCCGGGCTTCGAGGTTCTGGACAAGTTCATTCGCACACCCGGCGGCGGCCAGATCGACTTCGTCGGGATGCAGGACCACACGGCGGAAAGCATCAAGTCGCTGGAAGGCTACGATGTGGCGTGGGTTGAAGAAGCCCGCAGCCTGTCGCCGACCTCGCTGCGGCTGCTTCGCCCGACGATCCGCAAGCCGGGTTCGGAGTTGTGGTTCAGCTGGAACCCGAAGCTGAAGACCGACCCGGTGGATCAGCTCCTTCGCGGGCCGGACCTTCCGCCGGACGCTGTGGTGGTCAACGCCAACTGGAGCGAGAACCCCTGGTTCCCGGCTGAGCTGGAGGCCGAGCGGCAGTTCGACCTGGTGAACGCGCCGGACCAATACAACCACGTCTGGCAGGGCGATTACGCCGCCGTGACGGACGGGGCCTATTTCGCCAGCGCGCTGACGCAGGCCAAGGCCGAGGGCCGGATCGGGCATGTGGCTGCAGATCCGCTGATGTCGTTCCGGGCCTTCTGGGACATTGGCGGGACCGGAGCCAAGGCCGACGCCTGCAGCATCTGGATTGCGCAGTTCATCGGGCGCGAAGTCCGGGTTCTGGACTACTACGAGGCGCAGGGCCAACCGCTGGCGGCGCATGTGAACTGGCTGAGGGCCAACGGATATGGCCAGGCGGTGTGCATCCTTCCCCATGACGGGGCGCAGGCGGACAAGGTGTTCAGCGTTTCTTACGAGAGCGCCCTGCGGGATGCGGGGTTCTCGGTTGAGGTTGTGCCCAATCAGGGTCGGGGAGCCGCGGCGGAACGGATTGAGGCGGTCCGGCGGCTGATGCCCTCGGTCTGGTTCCACGCCGACAAGACGCAGGCCGGGCGCGATGCGCTGGGCCACTACCACGAGAAGCGCGACGAGAAGCGCGGCATCGGGCTGGGGCCGGAACATGACTGGTCCAGCCATGGCGCGGACGCCTTCGGGCTGATGGCGATCTCTTACGAAGCGCCCGTTGTGGCGAAGCGGCGGCAGCCGGTGAACTATCAGGGGAGTTGGCTGGCATGAGCGACTACGACGCCGACGCCGCCAAGCCTGACATGCTGAAGGAGGCCCTGGAGGCTTTCGACAAGGCCGCCGAGCATGACGATCATAACCGCAAGGCCTTCGAGGACGACATCGACTTCGCCCTGCTGGAAAACCAGTGGCCCGAGCGGGTGCGCCGGGATCGGGAGATCGAGGGCCGACCCTGCCTGACGGTCAACAAGCTGGCCGCCATGGGCCGGCAGATCGTGAACGACGCCCGCCGCAACAAGCCGGGGATCACGGTTCACCCGGTGGACAGCGACGGCGACCCGGAGACGGCCGAGATCATCAACGGCCTGATCCGGAACATCGAGCAGTCCAGCAATGCCGAAGTGGCCTACGACACGGCGCTGGAGCATGCGGTTTTCGGCGGGTTCGGCTACTTCCGCATCAACACGAAATACGCGACCGACGACACCTTCGACCAGGACATCGTGATTGAGCGGATCAGCAACCCGCTCTCGGTCTATCCCGACTGCTACGCCACGGGCGCGGACTCGGCGGACTGGAACTGGTGCTTCGTCACCGACCAGATAACCAAGGCGCAGTTCAAGCGCCAGTATCCCGACGCCCAGCAGGTGGACTGGCAGGGCGAGGCCTGGCGGGACCTGTCGTCTCCGTGGATGGACGGCGACTTCGTCCAGGTGGCGGAATACTGGGTCCGGGACCGGATCAAGCGGACCATCCTCCTCCTGTCCGACCAGACGGTGATTGAGGCCGACGACTACGAGCGGAACAAGCCCGCCTTTGACGCCATTGGGGTGTCCGTGGTGGGTCAGCGCGATGTGGACAGCCATCGCGTCCGCCAGCATATCATGAGCGGCGCGGAGGTGCTGGAGACGGTGGATTGGGCGGGGAAGTATATCCCCATCGTCCCGGTCTATGGCTCCGAGGTGGTGCTCAAGGGCAAGCGGCACTTCCGCAGCCTGATCCGTGGGGCGAAGGACGCCCAGCGGATGTTCAACTACTGGCGGACCACGACCACGGAACTGGTCGCCATGGCGCCCAAGACGCCCTTCATCGGGCGCAAGGGGGCTTTCGAGACCGACGCGCAGAAGTGGGCGACGGCCAACACGCAGAGCCATGCGTTCATCGAGTATGACGGGCCGGAAGCCCCGATGCGCCAGCCGTTTGCCGGGGTTCCCGCTGGAGCCCTGCAAGAGGCCCTGAACGCCTCCGACGACATCAAGACCGTGCTGGGCATGTATGACGCCAGCCTCGGCGCGCGGTCGAACGAGACGAGCGGCAAGGCCATCATCGCGAGGCAGATGGAGGCGGACAACGCGACGTTCCACTTCATCGACAACCTGTCGCGGGCCATTCGCCACGCGGGCCGCATCCTGATTGACCTGATCCCGGAGGTCTATTCGGTCCCCCGGACGGTGCGGGTGCTGGGCATGGACGAGAAGCCCGAGGTCAAGGCGATCAACCAGCCGGTGCAGGAGCGCGAGGAAAACCCGCTGACCGGCGAGATCGAGGAAGTCACCAAGATCTACGACCTGACGGCGGGCCGCTACGACCTGACCGTCGCCGCTGGGCCTTCCTTCGCCTCGCTGCGTCAGGAAGCGGCTTCGCAGATGATCGAGCTGATCCAGGCTTACCCGGATGCGGCCCCGGTGATTGGCGACCTGCTGGTGAAGAACCTGGACTGGCCGGGAGCGGACGAGATCGCCGAGCGGCTGGCCAAGGCCATGGGACAGGCCACGGAAGGCGAGGAAGGACCGCAAGGCCCCGATCCGCAGGCCCTGCAGGCGGTGCAGCAATACGCCGTCGCCCTGCGTCAACTGCAACAGAAGTACGAGGCGCTGGAGGCAGACAAGAGCCTCGAAGCCCGGAAACTGGATATCGCGGCGTTCGAGGCTGAGACCAAGCGGCTCAGCGCGATGAACCGCGAAACCCGACTGCCCGCCGGCCTTTACACCGCCGACTGACAGAGCCCGGCCCGCCGTGAGGCGCGCCTTTCCCTTTGATGGAACCTACACATGAGCGAAGACGCGACCAATCCGGTCGACGTCGAGGATGATGCTGTCCTCGACCAGCCGGAAGTCGAAGTCGAAGCGGACGAGACCGCCGACATCGACGCCGAGGAAACCGACGCCGAGGGCCAGGAGCCCGAAGCCGAGGACGACACGGAGGAGATCGAGCGGGATGGGGTCAAATACCGCATCCCCAAGGCGCTGAAGGACGACCTTCTGCGTCAGGCGGACTACACCCGGAAGACGCAGGAAGTCGCCGAGCAGAGGCGCGCACTGGAGATGCAGGCCCAGAGCCTCGCCCAGCAAGCCGAACTCGCGCAGGCGACCCTCGAACACCGGACCAACCTGAAACTGGTGGAGCAGCAGCTCGCTCAGTTCCAGAACACCGATTGGTCGGCCTACTCGGCCCAATACGGTGCGGACGCCACGGCTGCGGCCATGGCCTCCTGGCAGCAATACAGGGACGCGCAAGCCGAACTGTCGAGCGCCATCACCCGCGCAGAGAGCGAGACCCGAGCGATCAGCGAGCGGAACGCCGCCAACGCGATCGCCCAGGCGGAAGCCCAACTGTCGCGGGAAATCGAAGGCTGGAGCCCGGAACTCGTCAGCAATCTTGCCGCCTACGCCGCCAAGGAATTTGGCGTGAGCCCGCAGGAACTGAGGGAGTCGGTCGTCAACCCGGATGGAACACCCGACACGCGGACCTTCAAGGTCCTCGCGCGGCTCCACAAGGCTGAGACCGAACTGGCGGCCCTGAAAGCCTCCCAAACCAAAGCGCAACAGGCCTCGAAGCAGGCGTCGGTCACTCCCGCCAAGCCCGTCGGGCAGCGGGCCGGGGGCTACAAGCCCGGACTGAACGACGACCTTCCGACCGAGGAATGGGTGCGCCGTCGCAACGCGGACGTCGCCAAGCGGCTTCGCGAACTCTCCCACCACACCGGCCCGTCGAGATGACGCGCCTGTCCCATGAAGGACACTCACCGTGCCCAATACGATCCTGACCCCCACGGCTGTGACGCGCGAAGCCCTCCGCGTCCTGCACCAGAAGCTGAACTTCGTTGGCTCCATCACCCGCGACTATGACTCCTCCTTCGCCAAGGACGGGGCCAAGATCGGTGACAGCCTGAAGATCCGCCTTCCCAACCAGTATGTGGTCCGCACCGGCGCCGCCCTGTCCGCCCAGGACACGGTCGAGTCGTCCGTGACCCTGCAGGTCGCCACCCAGAAGGGCGTGGACCTGAACTTCACCTCGACGGACCTGACCCTGTCGCTGGACGACTTCTCGCAGCGCATCCTGGAGCCCGCCATGTCCCAGCTGGCGGCGAGCATCGAATACGACGCCATGTCCATGTATAAGGACGTTTACCAGTCGGTCTGGAACGGCGGCTCGGCCATCGCCCTGTCGAACGTCCTCGCCGGCCGGAAGATCATGCAGGACGCTCTGACGCCCTCCAACGATCGCACCGCGAACCTGAACACCCAGGACAACGTGGACCTCGTGGACGCGCTCAAGGGCCTGTTCAACGACACGACCAACATCGCCAAGCAATACCGCGAAGGCTACATGGGCCGGACTGCGGGCTTCGACTTCATGGAGAACTCCATGTGGCCGGCCCACACTCGCGGCGCGGCCAACACCGGCTACACCACGGACACCCGGACCTCGGCCCTCGCCCTCGACGGCACGGCCTACTCGTCCATCACCGTGGCCACCGGCACCGGCGCCATGAACGTGGGCGATGTCTTCACCATCGCCAACGTGTTCAAGGTCCACCCGGAAACCAAGGCCAACACCGGCATTCCGCAGCAGTTCGTCGTGACGGCGGCCTATGCCGGCGGCGGCGGCTCTGTCTCCATCTCCCCGGCCATCGTTCTGGGCGGTGCGAAGCAGAACTGCGTGATCCCGACCACCTCGGCGACCGCTGGCCTGACCTTCGCCGGCACGGCCTCCACGGCGGTGGGCACCTCGCTGCTCTACCAGAAGGAAGCCTTCGCCTTCGCCACGGCCGACCTGGTCATGCCGAAGGGCGTGGACTTCGCCGCCCGCGAGGTGATGGACGGCATCTCGATGCGCGTCGTCCGCCAGTATGACATCAACAACGACAAGTTCCCCACGCGTCTCGATGTCCTCTACGGCTACAAGACGCTGCGGCCCCAGCTGGCTGCGCGCCTCCACAACAAGTAAGCGTCTGGGGGAGGGGCTTCGGCCTCTCCCCCTCCTTCTTTGGGGGGCCGCATGGCGATCAGCACCTATTCCGACCTCAAGACGGCGGTGGCCAACTGGCTGAACCGTTCGGACCTTACGGCGGTCATCCCCGACTTCATTTCCCTGGCCGAAGTCCAGATCAGCCGGACGCAGCGCGCGCGCGAGATGCAGGCGCAGGCGACGGCCAACATCGACACCCAATTCTTCGCCGTGCCCTCTGACTTTCTGGAGGCGCTGTCCTTCCGCATCGTGGACGGTCAGGGCAACGGCTATGAGCTGATCCAGGCGACCCCGGCGCAGGTGTCCACCGCGCTGGCGACCTCGACCCAGCCGACCATCCCGCGCTTCTACACCCTGATTGGCGACCAGTTCCAAATCTGGCCGCTCCCCGATCAGCAGTATGTCGGGACCCTGGTCTATGTGCGCCGCATCCCGGCCCTGTCGGACGCCAACCCGACCAACTGGCTGCTGACGCAGGGGCCGGACGTCTACCTCTACGGCGCCCTGATGCAGGCCGCGCCCTACCTGCGGGACACCGAGGCGCTGACCCTGTGGAAGGCGCTGTTCGACCAGGCCCTGGAGGCCATGCGCGTGTCTGACAAGCCCATCGTCGGCCCCCTCCGCACGGACGTTCCGGTTCGGGGCATCCACCGCCGCTACAACGTCCTGACGGACTACTAGGAACCCCTCATGGCCATCAAATACGCTACGGCTGTCCGCAACGCCAAGATGGACAGCGTGACCACGCAGACCGGGACCTCGGCGAAGCTGCGGATCTACAACGGCACCCGCCCGGCGAACCCGAACACGGCGATCACCTCGCAGACCATGCTGGTGGAGCTGACCTGCAACGCCTCGGCCTTTGCAGCGGCGGCGTCTGGCGGCGTGCTGACGGCCAATGCGATCAGCAACGGCACGGCGGCGGCGACGGGCACGGCCTCCTGGTTCCGCCTGTGGCAGTCGAACGGGACCACCCCGATCATGGACGGCGACGTGTCCACCTCGGGCGCTGACCTGAACCTCAACAACACCAGCATCGCCACGGGCCAAACGGTGAGCGTGACCTCGCTGACGGTGACCGAAGGCAATGGCTGATAACGTCGGCTACACACCCGGAACGGGCGCGAGCATTGCCGCCGACGACATCGGCGGCGTCCTGCACCAGCGCGTCAAGATCGGCGTGGGTGCGGATGGGACGGCGGTTGACGTTTCCGACGCCAACCCGATGCCGGTCAGCGATGGCAGTTC